AAAAACTACATGTAGAACTTCTCACTGAGGCTGAGAGAATAAAGACAGAGGTCTTTAGAACTTTCACACCATTACCTACTTGGATGCCTATGAAAGAGGTTGCACAGTATAATAAAGATGGTGGTGTGAGTAAGGTGTACCAAACTCAAGTTAATAAGGGTGCTATTATGGATGCTAAGAGAGGCTGGGGCAGATATGAGAGTCTTATCTTTAATCCCTCAAGCAGAGACCACATAGCCCGTTGGCTTCAGGAAGTATATGGATGGAAACCTGAGGAGTACACTGAAAAAGGAAGTATAATTATTAATGAGAAAGTACTTAATAAATTAGAGTTTGATGAAGGAAAACTACTAGCTAGTTACTTTACTGTTGCAAAATTAGTAGGGCAATTAGCTGAGGGTGATAATGCTTGGTTAAAAAAGGTAGGTAAAGATGGTCGTATGCACGGCTCCATAGACACACTAGGAGCAGTTACGAGAAGATGTACACATAGCAAGCCTAATGTGGCTCAGGTGCCTTCAAATAGAGCATATAAAGGACATGAGAGCAGGAGCCTCTTTGGTGTGTCAAAAGGTAAGAAATTAGTTGGTTGTGATGCTGATGGCTTAGAGCTAAGAACACTCAGTCATTATATGGCTTTATATGATAATGGTGTATATGCAGCAGCTGTTGACCAAGGTAAAAAAGAGGATGGAACAGATATCCATACACTTAATCAAAGAGCTGCTGGTCTTCCTACTAGAGATGATGCCAAAACATTCATCTATGCCTTTCTTTATGGGGCTGGTGATGAAAAGATTGGGAGTATTGTAGGTGGTGATGCTAAGAAAGGTAAGGCTCTAAAAAGGAAGTTTTTTAAACAAGTACCTGCCATTAAAGAATTAATTAAACAGGTAAAAGCAAAAGCTGAGGCACAGGGCTACCTTTTAGCNNTAGATGGGGCAAAATACTACATAAGGTCACCTCACTCAGCTTTAAATACACTACTACAGGGGGCTGGTGCCTTAGTTATGAAGTATTATTTAATTCAATTAGATAAAAACTTAGAAAAAGTATATACTAACTCAAAAAATAAGGAAGTACAATACGAATTTGTTGGTAATATCCACGATGAGGTACAGATAGAGTGTGATGAAGATATAGCAGAAGATGTGGCTAAAATAGCTGAGAAAACATTTGAGGATATTACAGCACAATTAAAATTTAGAATACCATTACGAGGTAGTGCTAATATAGGAAATAACTGGGCTGAAACCCATTAAAAGAAAAGGATATAAAACAAATGAATGAATATGGTATTTATAAATGGAATTACTTGAGAAATACATGCAGACTATCTTCTTCTCATCTTGAGACAGAGATGTTTGAGGAGGAGTACTTAGAGTGGCAGAGTGCTATGGCTGAGCTTATTGAGCTTGGTATATTTGGACAAAAAGCATTAACTCACTTGGTTGATATAATAGATGCTTTTTGTGATATGGAGTTTGTACTTCTAGGGAGTAAAGCTAAAGGTGATTTTGATGCTAGAAAGGATAGAATATTAGAGTATGTTTATAATACTACAATAGCCACTTTACAAACTGGTTTCATTAGAAATCCAAGTAGTATAATAAATGAGGCAAGAGGTTTTGTCCTTGAAGCTAATAATATGAAGCCATTAGTAAACACAAAGAGTAAGGTTTTGAAGGGCGATGATTGGGTAGACCCTAAGCACCTTATACATGAGTTATTAACAAGATGTATATACTAAGAGTAAAGCCATTATCCGCTAATAATATGTACTTAGGTAAGAAGGTAAAATCTTATGAATATAAACAGTATGAGAAAACTGTATTGTCTATTTTACCTAATGATTTTATTGTACCAAAAGGTAAATTAAAATTAAATATAAAAGTAGGGGTTAGTTCCCCTTTGGCTGATGTAGATAATATACTGAAGCCTTTTATAGATTGTTTACAATTGAAATATAATTTTAATGATAAAATGATTTATAAGCTTATAGTAGAGAAAGATAATGTACCAAAAGGAAGTGAGTTCATCAAGTTTAGTTTAAAGGAGAAGGTATGATTTGTTTAATAGATGCTGATAGTATATTATATAAGTATGCTAGTATTTATCAAGAGGTGTTCTCTTGGGACACAGAAAATATAACAATTGAGACAGACTTAGCAACAGCAAAAAAAGACATGGTGTTCTTCATAGAGGGTATTAAGCAAAAGAACAAATGTACTTCTTATGAATTAATACTATCACCTTCAAGGACTTTTAGGTATGATGTAGATGAGACTTATAAGGCAAACAGAAAAGCCCCTGACTTTCCTTTACTGCTTATGGAACCTTTAAGAGATTTTATGGTTTCTGAGTTAGGTGCTTACAGGTGTATAAATATTGAAGCAGATGATTATGTAGTTGCAAAAGCAACAGGNNANNCTGATAAGTATATTATCTGTCATATTGACAAAGACTTAAATCAAGCTAAGGGAAAACACTATAATTATAACACTCAAGAAAAGTATACTGTGACAGAAGAGGATGCTGATTTCTTTTTTTACCAGCAGGTCTTAGAGGGAGATAGTGTTGATAACATTAAAGGATGCCCTGGTATTGGTAGAGTAAAGGCTCTAAAATTACTAACAAGTGTAACCCCTGATAAATACTGGGAGACTATCGTAGCTGCCTACGAAAAAGCTGGGGGTACAGAAGAGGATGCTATAAGGAATGCTAGGTTAGTTCGTATGTTAAGACATGACGAATATTCATTTGAAACAGGAGAAATAATATTATATGGCAACAACAAAAGATAAGGGTGCATTCAAGAAATTTGATATAGATTTAGAGTTTGGGCAACATTGGGAGCAGCACATAGATGAGTTATTTAGTGGTGCTAAGACTTGTGAAGTAAAGACTGAACGAGATTTGTGGGTTAACACAGGTAATATATGTATTGAACATAGTTCCTATGGTAAGCCTAGTGGTATAAATGCAACTACTAGTGATATCTGGGCACATAACCTAGTCAAAAGTAATGAGCTTGTTTGTACTTTAATGTTTAATACACCAAAACTAAAAGAGATATGTAGCAACTTACCACAAAGATTTGTTATGGGTGGTGATAATAAAGCAAGTAAGCTACAACTAGTTAGTCTACAACAATTATTAAAAGAGATACAAAAAAAAGAGGAGATTGTAAATGAGTAGTCCAGAATCAATATTATTAGAAATAGAACACGAAGAACAATTAAAGGCTAAAAGTTATCAGGTGGCTGGTAAACACTATGCAAGTAAGAAGATACAACCTATTGATTATATAATAGCTAATGAATTAGATTTCTGTGAGGGTAATGTAATTAAATATATTACTAGATATAAGGATAAGAATGGTGTAGAGGACTTACAAAAGGCTAAACAATATATAGAGTTTCTCATTGAGAATTTGAATAAGGAAAGATATAGATGAAAAGAATACTAATAATTATAGCTGCAACTATTATAGCACCAATGGTGTTTATATTATGGTTGTTGAGTGTCTTATTTTTAACACTGGGTACTGGGTTTAATAGCTTAAGTGAGTTCATCACAGATAACACTATAGATAAATTGGAGAAGTAGACAATGAGAGAGTATGAAGAAGAAGAAGAAGAAATAAACTACGAAGAAGAAGATTTGGATTTTAGATATGATGAGATGAGAGATGATTTTTTAATGGTAAATGATGTGGAAAGTGCTGAGTATTGTATTCGTTCATACGGGACAGCATTGGCTCTATATTTATTACCAGAACAATATACATATTTAATAAAGGAGTATAAAGAAGATGATGACAATTAGAGTGATTAATTTTGAAGGTAGAGATGAGGTTTATGTAGGTGTATTGAAGATAACATATGTGGGTGAATATGTACATATATATTGTACTGGTATTCAATATAGGGAATTAATAGAGGATATTCAATTTATGCAAGTATGGGAGAAATAACTATGGAAGAAGAGATTTTAAAAGTAACAATAGAGGGCTATGACAGAACATTTAGTTTTGAAATGGGTGATAGTAATACTTGGCATGTTGCCTTAGATAGTTATATACGATTATTAAACTGTATTGGTTTTAGAATAACTGATGTTGAGCAATTACAAAAGTGGTTAGATAACACGGAGGTGGTTAGTGACTGAGTTTGCCCTTGATTTATTAAGTAAACATTATTGCAGAGAGAACGAAACACCT